CGAGCGAGGATCTCGCGATAAGTGTCCGCGTAATGCCATTTTGTGCCAATGTATCTGACGACGCCGCCCTCGGTTGACAGCGCTAGACTGCGCTCCCACGCGGTCGTCACCTTCGCGATCATCTCCGGCGTCGAGACAGATTCGCCAGTCACGACGTCGTCATAGACCAGCAGCTTGAAGTGCTTGCTGACCGGAGTGCTGTCAACCAGCCCCCACGCCTCAACCGTGCTTTCCTTTGGATTGCCTTTGCGGCGCACGATGATCCCGTCGTCCTCCGAAAACTTGGGCGCATCGCGATGCGGATTGGCCCACAGAATGTCGGGAAACAATGACCGCAACATCTCGTTGGTCTCAAATTCGGTCTTTATCTGCCGGAGAAATGCTTTGGCGATTGGGCGCGAGTACGAAAAGATCCCCACCGTGATCTCGGGGTCGTTCAGTATATCCTGGATCGTGAGGCCAAAGGTGATCAGCGAACTCTTTCCGTGCTCACGACCCCAAAGATCAAGATAGCCATTTGGAGCCGCCTGCACCTCGCGACACGCGTGAAATACCAATCGCGGTTGAGGTCGGCCTGCGCGAGATTTTTGTTGAGTCCGAGAGTGCCGATGTACTTCTAAAAAAGATTTCCCGAGCTGGTAAATCCTTTTTCTCCCGCCCCGGCCCTGGCGCTCGCAGACATTGCCGCAGCGCGATCCGCAGGTGCAGGCGGCTATCCGGCAGGCGCACGAGGCCCTGGCGCTGCCGGACCCACCGGAGAACTTGCCGCCCGCGGCCTAGCCGAAGAGACGCCAGAATGCGGTGAACGAGTTGCGCATGCGGGCGCGGTGGAAGCTGGGGCGTCTGCTCGCGGCGATGGAGCGAGCACCTGGACCAGGACGAGGGAAAAAGATTCGGACGCTTGCCGATTCTTTTTTAGGCTTTCTCAAGAAACTCAAACTCGACGAAAAAACTTCTCGCTCGGCCCAGCGTATCGGGGCGTTGCCCGAAACCGAGTTAGACAAGCTCTTAGCCGAAGCACACCAAGGGAATCAGGTGGAGGCTCGGACGGCTGCTGTCGGCGATGGAACGGCATGTGTGCGAGAAATCGCCGCCATTGCGTCTTCGGGACGTAGCGCCCTGGCGGATCGATAAAGCCGATCATCGATGCCTCGGCACTGACTGCGCGCAGCGGGCCAGTGGTGCTCTGCTAAACCCCACAGCCGAGTTGCCGTTCGCGGGCCCGTGCGGACAGTTGCCCAGTCTTCTTCGCGCGGCGAAAATTCAGGCTCGGCGACGCCACCACGGAAGATCTGAGAGAGGGCGCGTGCGGTTCGTCAGAATGGCCGAGGCCGCGCGCCGCCGGCAATGACACTGGCCTATCCCGGCCTCACCCAAACCCCAGTTGCCAACCGCCTCATGCCGCCCATTGCGACCATCGGCGCTGCCGGCGCCGCGCCCGCGCATAGCGGTCGGGCTTTCTACTTGCGGTAGCGGAAGGCCATGTTGCGGCAAGCTCCTCATCGCAGATCCGCGAGATCGCATCGAAGAAATCGTCGTGCACGGCAACTGGAAAGGGCTTGTATTCCTGCTCAACGAAGATCGTAACCAAATCCTCTCGCCTGCCCTCGTGCGTCACTCGCCATAGCGACGTCGGCAGGTAGAACCGACCGGCCTGAAAGATTGGCACCATGCGCCGGATGCGATCGGGCTTCGACAGCCTGCCACCCAGCTCGATTACCTCGAACCGATAATTGTCGCGTCTCTGCTTCTCCCGAACGTATTCGATATCCGCCTGCATTCCATATTTCTCATAGCCGACTCTTTCCGGACGCCACTTTCGGTGCAGCGCGAACAGCCTGTCGCCGCGCTCGGTCAGGCTTAGCCGATCGCGTACCGCATCAAGCAGGTAGTAATTTTCGTCCGCCCCCAAGCCGATCACCGCCATAACGGTGAAATCGGAACCTTTCTTTTTGCTGCTTGCGGGGTCGACGAGAAGATATTTACGCATCTCGTCGGTGCTGCCCTCATCTGGGTCGAAATAGCGCAACCAATCATCATGAAACGCTTGGTCGCGTTCGGCAGCCGGATCCAGCAAATATTGTGCGGCGAAGGTGTACGGACCCATGCGCTGGCGCGTCTCAGCCAAACGCTCTTTACTGAACAGAACCGGCTCGCCGCCGGCCGTGCCGTCGACGGTCGCCGGATGCCGCCGCTCGATCGCCGCGCCGCGAGCCAGGATCTCGCGGTATGTGTCGGCGTAACTCCACCGCGTGCCAATGTATCTGACGACGCCGCCCTCAGTTGACAGCGCTAGACTGCGTTCCCATGCGGTCGTCACCTTCGCGATCATCTCCGGAGTGCTCACGCTCTCTCCAGTAACCACATCATCAAAGACCAGCAGCTTGAAGTGCTTGCTGACCGGCGTGCTGTCAACCAGCCCCCACGCCTCAACCGTGCTTTCCTTTGGATTGCCTTTGCGGCGCACGATGATCCCGTCGTCCTCCGAAAACTTGGGCGCATCGCGGTGAGGATTGGCCCACAGAATGTCGGGAAACAGCGACCGCAGCATCTCGTTGGTCTCGAATTCCACCTTGATCTGGCGAAGAAATGCCTTCGCAATAGGGCGCGAGTACGAAAAGATCCCGACAGTGATCTCCGGGTCGTTCAATATGTCTTGAATAGTGAGGCCGAAGGTGATCAGCGAACTCTTTCCATGCTCACGGCCCCAAAGATCAAGATAGCCATTCGGAGCCGCCTCCACCTCGCGGCACCGCGCGAAATACCAATCGCGGTTGAGATCAGCTCGCCCGAGTACATAAACGAGGAGAAAGAACAAATCTGACTGCGCCAGCCGCCGCTTGAGTAGACGGTCTATCTCTGGGTCGCCATACTCGGCCGCTCGCATGATCGCTTCATGATACGCGGCTATTGCCAATTCTCGGTCGTTCACTTTGATGCCTGTACCGCCTCCACCTCGATGACCTGAGGATGCGGTCGCGACTTACCCATCAAACTAAACGCCCGATCGAATAACTCTTGTGCAATCGCCAACCGCTCTTCCTGCGGGATGGTCATGTTCACTTGCGCCGTGTGATTGCGGTATACAGCCATTGGGCGCGTTGCTCCCGGCTGTGACCCCATCCATCATCTATGACGATGACGTTCTCCCATTGAGAGCCCTGCGCCTTGTGGCACGTGATCGCCCAGCCGAATGTCGCCTCGACGAGGCGTTTCTTGATCCGCCAGTCGCGCTCGTCGCGCTCGAGGTCGAGCGTCTCGTGATCGAGGAAGTGGCCCGCGTACATTGGTAGCTTATTGGCCTTGCCCTTAGCGTTTTTGCCGCCGATCAGCTCGCCTTCTTCGCTCGTGACGACGGCGCGGAAATGCTCATCGTCAACTTGCTCGATGTCGTCGAGCCTAACGAACATCCCATTGAGCAAACCAAGCGCGTTGTCGTTCTTCAAGCAGATGACCTTCTCGCCGGGCCCAGTCGGCAACGCGCTCCCATTAAAGCCGGCGGCGCGCCGCATGGCGTTATTTAACGAAAAGCGGGTCGCGTTCTTGCCGCAGATCACTTGCCCGCCGCGCCGCCGTGACATCGCGCGACGACATTTTCCACACGAGCTCGTCGTGCTGTCCGTACGCGATCGTCTCGCCTTGGCGTGCCATTGTCGCCAGCCGGATGACCGCGCTTTCGGCCGCCTGTCGGTGAATTTCGGTGAGCATCACGTCGGGGGTGCGCCGGGCGAACGCGCCCGCACCCTTAATCGGTGGCAATTGGCCGGGGTCGCCGAGCACGAGGACCGGCTTGCCCAACGACAGGAGGTCGGCCTCCATCTCGGGGCCGACCATCGAGACCTCGTCGAGCACGACCAGATTGGCGTCGCGCACTTCGCTTTCCTCGTTGAGGCCGAAGCGCGGTTGCCGCATCTCTTTGATCTCCGCTCGCAGTGATTGGATCTGCGCATCGGCCAATGCGCGCTCGACGCCAACGAGTTCGGTTGCTTCTTTTTCTAACGCTTCCAGCTTTCCGCGCGTGGCGGCGATCTCCTGTTCACTGGCCTCGTGGCCTTTATAGATGTGACTGTGGATCGTGCGGCATGGCGTGCCCTTCTTGCGCAATACGTAGGCTGCTTTGCCGGTGAACGTGCCGTAGAGCACCTCGCCGTCGTCGAGCCCGAGGTCATCGACGAGATATTTGACGATCGTCGACTTGCCCGTTCCGGCATAGCCGGCAATCGAAAATACCTGTTGCTGCTCGGTGCCAGTCTCAAACCAGCTCTTGGCGTCCCGCAGCGCCGCCGCCTGAACATCGGTCAGAGTGATATCAGCCATAACATGCCTCCCTGTATTGGCAGTGCTGGCAGAGGCGCTCATCGAACCTTGGCGGCGGCAGCTGCCCGGCCTCGATCGCGCGCCAGATCTCGACGGCGCGATCGGTTAGCCGCTGCGCTTCGGCAAGGTCGAACGGAACGATTTCGTGGTGGAGTGATTGGTCGTTCTTATTGAGCGCTGTGAAGAGGCAAATCTCAATGCGAAAGTGCGCGAGGTACAGTTGCACTTGACCGTAGTAGAGCGGTCGTGTGGCACGCACGCCGACCTTTGCTAACTCATTCCACGATTTGTCGTTGAGGCCCTTAGCCTCCCAGACAACCGGATAACGCAGCCCGGCAATCGCTGGACCGGTGACGATGATCCCGTCGCTGTGGCCAGCCACCGGCCCGTCGACAAACTCGAACTGTTTCCCAGTCCGTGGATCCTCGGTGAGCAGCGCAAAGCCGGCGCGGCGCATCCAGTCGGCCAGGAGAGTTTCCAGGGCGTGGCCGGTCTCGAAAATCCGCAGGACGCGGGTGTCGTCGGGGATGCTGCCGTCGAGATAGCGCAGCGCGACACGCCGCACGCATGGGTCGCCGACGATCGAGGCACCGAGATAGTTGCGGCGCTCTTCCGCTGCGCGGGTCTCGATCAGCGCCGCGTCGATCGCCGCGTTGATCTGATCAGCGATGCGCGGTGCCCTCGTGCCGATGCGGCCCGGGACGAAATCAGATTTGTGGTTGAGGTCGACGGTCATATCGGGATTTCACCCGCGGCGCTTTGCTGTTGCATCGACGCGCGCAGCGCATCCCAAATCGCCTCGATGAGGCCGTCGATCTGCGCCGCGGTGCAGGCGTCGAAGGCGCCCTCAATGCCGAGCCCGATGAGGCCGTCGTACAGCGCGCGGCGCGCCGCTCTGATCGCCTTGCGCTCCATTTCAGTTTTCATGTCGATCACTCCTTTGGGCGGCGCGGCCCTGCTGCGCTTGGCTGCAGTCTTGACTCGCTTTTGGGCCTCTTGGGCAATCATCTTGCGGTCTTCAGGGGTGAGGTATGGAAAGGTCGCGCCCCACCATGCGGCTTCGATCACGTCCTTGGTTCCAGTCTCAGGCGGGCAGTCCAATACCGTTCGCAAGAGCACGTCGGTGATGCCGCGCCGTTCAGCACGTCGGCGACGGATTGCCCAAAGAAGGCCTTCAGCGCCCCAACGGACGCGGAAATCGACACCGGGGCGGTTGTGAAACCACGCCCGGTCATCGCGCGTATCGCGTTTGTTGGGGCGCGGCGCATCAGTCGTCGTTCAGCCAGTTGGGACCCTTCGTCGGCGTCGCCGTTGACGGCTGTTGCTGCGGCTCCTGCTGCCAGGCCGGCTTAGGCTGCAGCTGCTGCAGTTTGCCCTGCAGCGCGCCTACGTTGCCGCGTGGCGCAATCTCAGTGGTGGCGGGGCGCGGCGCGACTTCGCCGCCCTGCCGGATTGTCGCCCATTCGGGCTCGTCCGGAGTGACGACGTGGGCGAGCTTGTTTTTGTCGGCGTAGTGCCCGCCATTCGGTGCCTGACCGCCGCGCTCGATGCCGATCTTCGCGATGAATTCGAGGCCGTCGAAGCTTCTGAAGTTCGGCAGTCGGCGCTTGGCCTGCGCCTCCGCGCTCATGTCCTTCGGGCTGACCCCGAATGCGCTCTCGGCCATTGCTCGCAAGCTCGACCTCGTGATGTTCCACGCTTTCGAGGTGCCTCTTTCATCGAGCTGGCCGCCGGAAACGGTCATCGATTGCCAGAATTTGCGCTTGGTATGAGGTCCGGAGAGCACTGTGAATTCAAATTCCAGCATCACCGCGTCGCTGGATTTCGACGCCTTGAAGAGACCGGCGTCGACCGCGTCCATGCTTGGCAGCGTTTGGTCGCCGGGGCGGATTGATGCACGCACTGGCGCGAACACGCCATCCGGAATGAGGCCTTCCGGCCTCTGCTCCTGTGCGTCATTGAGGTCGAGCAGCATGTCAATTTCCTTTCGTTTGCTGCAGGGGCTCGGCCGCAGCACGCGACCGATTGATCTTTTCAATGAGTCTTCCGAGATGCGGCGCCTCGATCAGGTCGAGCTGGCCGCTGCGATCGCCCGCAGGGAGACCCCACGGGTTTGGAGATCGGCAACAGAGCGCGCGATGCGCGCCCTTGCCGAGATTGTGGGCCCAGGTATTAGTGGCGGCGTCGAAGTCGAAGTCAGACATTGTGATAATTTGGTCGACGATGTACGGGAGCTCGGCACCGGTCTTGGCGCCCTCGGTCTGTAGCTCGAAGACCTCGCGGCCGAATTCGTCAATGTGGTGGTCGAGCCCGCCGACGAAGATGACGTTCTTGCTGGGCGCGTGCTGGACGTGCTTCAGCAGTCCGATGACCTCGCGACCAAGAAGACCGTAGGCACCGCGCGGGTCGGGCCGGCCGGTGCGTAGGCTGAAGGCGTCAGGCTGGGTTTTCGCCCAGCCCATCGCGACCCGGGTCAGGTCGGTGATGCTGTCGACGAAAATGGTCTTGTATCGGGCCGCATCGATACCGCTTGCGATGCCTACAACGTGGTCGTAATGCGCTTGGGAAAATGTCTCGTCCGGCGCCTTCGAGGGGTCCGGGCCGCCGAGCAGGCACGCGACATTGGCCGTGTCGATCCACGAGCGCAGCGGAATGGTGTCACCGCGCCAGCGACCTTCAACGGCAGCGAGCCCAGCCTCGAAGTCGAGGGCGAGCGTTTCGGCCTCGGGCAACGTCAGCAATAGCGATGTTTTGCCGACCTTGGCGCGACCGGCAACGACCATCGAGATCTTTCGTTTGGTCTCGGCGAGGCGCTGGGCGGCGGTGACGAGTTCGATCGTCATTGTGACCGGCCTCTCGCGGCGCGGCGCAATTGCGCGAGCACTGACTGGGTTATTGGTCCGTCGAAGAACGCGCTCGGGACAACAGCGGTCCGGCCAATGTCCAAATTAAAGAGCCGCGTCCTGTCTATGCTCTCTTCCACCCGGTCGGTGCGCTTTAAATCTTCGCCTGCGAGCAGGGCGGCAGTTGGGAGCACGGAACCTAAGATCCGGTTGCCGAAAGCAGTCCGAAACTCGTTGGCCCTCTTCTGTGCACGGAGCCGCTCAATCTCCCTGTCCTTGTCGGCGATCAGGCTCTGCAGCTCGGCGATCTTGCGGTCGCGGTCGGCAATGGCGTCTTCGAGCTCGGCGACGAGGGGGCGAACGTTCGCCCGCCGCTTCTGCATTCGCGCGCGCGCCATCAGACGCTCAAACGCGACGGCGGCCTCGGGATTGCCGCTGCTGGCGAGCGCCATACATTTGCGACAATCCCGGTGGCACCGCTTGATGTTCATGTTGAGCCACCGCTCCCACGTGATCGTGCCAGCCTCGCCTGCCCGAACGCGCCGTTGCGCTTCGAGCAGATATTTGCCGGCGGTCACGCGGTAGCTCTCGCTCTTCTGGAAGCAGACGTTGATCCGGTTTGCCAGATCACTCAGATCCTGCGCCGTGCTAATACTTGAATTCGGCTGGGGATGAGCGTACTTCATTTTAGGTTTCCATTTTGGACTACCCGCGGTGCAGTCGCAGGCGTAAACGCCGCTTCATCTGGGCGTCGTTTGCATTTTCAAGAAGCGCTGAGTATCCGATCAGCAATCTCGTCGAGGGATCGCGCCGCGGTCGTCATCACTCGGAACCGGGGACAATCTGCCCTTCGAGCTCGCGGACGCCGGTCTCGGCCTTTACAAGGCGCTGCCTAGTCCGCCGGTGCTCGCGTCTTTCAGAATGGAGGGCTTGGTGTTGCACCCCCTCGTCACCGTCGACGCAGTTGCTCCGCGCATCGCTTGAAAATCCGAGGAACTCGTTAACGACATGACGCGCGTGGCGCAGGCTACGGATGCCGTCACCCGGCCCTCCGACGCCGACCGGCTCGGTCCCGGTGAGCTTCGCGATCATCACGGCCTTCGATCCGCCGATCAGCGCGCCGTGCTTTGTTAGGCCGAGCTCCTCCCGGTAGCGGGAGACTTTGCCATCATCCCAGGGTTTGTCAGCTTTGACGGGCAGCAATTCTTGCCTCCAGTTTGGTGCCACGCGCGCTGATGTGCGCTCACCAAATAGAAGGCGATCAAAAATGGTTCTGCAATTAGGGAAATTATGAATTACCTAGGAATTACTTAGGAATTACCCAATTTTCCCTAATGTCTTCCTGAATTTCCTACGGCTAACGTTTCCGCTCTTTAAGGATTTTCCTTGTTTGGTTTTGGATCGTCCTTAGGTCATAGCCTCGTGGAGGATTGTGGGGATCGTGTCCACAGGCCCGTATGACCTCTACCCCGAAGGTCTTCCAACGTAAATTCGGGCGAGGCGGATCTCCGAGGCGGCCGACTACATCGAGGATCCCTCGCGCACGCCGAGCAATCTCATCATCGATCTCGACCGCTTCGGTTGCCACGTGCGGGGGCGATGAATCGCTGGTCGGCTGAGAAGTGCCCAACTCGTTGATAGAGTTGTCCGCGTTGGTGGATGCGTGGGGCGGAGATGCCGAATCACTCGGTACCTCCGCAATGAGGGGGCGATCGTCGGGCCAGCGTTTCTCGAGGTCGGCGCGATCTACAAAGTAGTGCTCAAACCGGGCCGGCGCACGGCCTCGTCGATTAGCTCCATGTTTTCGCCGTAGCGGTTCAGGAGGTCCGGTCATGCGTGAATAGAGGCGCACCCGGCCGCAGTCTACCTCGACCCGTAAACTCGCTTCTGCGGCTTCGCGATGGTGCCCGGTGATCCGCATGATATACCGGACCGCCTCCACGCCCCACACGCGATCGGCCGGAAAGGCTGGAAGCGACGAACCACCCATGAAAGGCACCTCACGTGCAGGTGCTCGTGCGCAGACAGGCCGGCGCACGGTTCCGGCCATCACCCCGTCGGGCTAGCCGCGCCGAGCGACCCTAGCCAAGTTGCAGAAAAGTTGCAAGGAGCGGCTCGGAGCGCCTCGGAGCGCCCCGCAATGCCTTGAAATGCCTTACTGCGGATTTATGCAACGAAGGCCACCTTCCGGCGGCCTTTGAAGCATAAATACTAACGATTTCAATTGGCTGGGGGAGCTGGATT